TATTGGATGGCGCTGTCCATCGCGTCTTCGCCGAGCGGGTCTTCGTAGGTATTGCCATCCCACGCCACACCGAGGGAATAGCTGTTGCAGTCTGGAACGCCTTGCCAGCTCGACAGACCTGCGTGCCAGCAGCGGGCCGTATCGTCGGCGAGGACGGTGCGGTTGCCGTTGCGGGCGATGATGACGTGGTAGGACACTTTGCTTTCGGGGTTCATGCACCAGCTCACGCTGCCGTTATAGCTGCCCGATGTATGGTGCAGGACGATCATGGTCGGGGTGATGGGTCTGCCGCTTTTGTTCGGGGTGTTGAGACGGCGCTCGTCGTAGGCTTTGCTCGCGGCGGGTGTGGAGACGGTTGTGGATTCTAATGGCAAGCTCGGCGAGGCTGGCGCTGGGCCAGTCGCGGACGGCTTTCCAAATAGTCTCTTGATCCACGTCCACATGGTTACTTCGCGTGGCCTTTGGGCGGCGGGTTGACCGTTACGGTTGCCTGTTGCTTCACAAAGTCATAGCCGACCGTCACGCAGCCAGCCGCAGCGACAGCCCAGCTCACGGCGAGGATCGCAACTGCAATGAGTTTTGTGACGCGGGCGTGGCTCATGGAGTCAGAGGCGGGCGTTGTTGTCTTTGGCCATGACCAAGCCCCAACCGGCGAGCAGGCTCGCGGCGATGAGGCCGAGGTCGGGGATGCTGCCGTTGGCGAGGAACTCGCGTCCGGCAGTGCTGAGTGAGGCGATGATTGTGAGGATTCCGAGCAGGGTTGTTTTCCAGTTTCTCATTTCTTTAGTTCTTTCTGTTTCTTTCTGATGTCGTGAAGGACGCTTATGAGCGTGGCCAGTCCGACCAAAATTCCTATAATTAGTCCGCCTATACGGAGGGTTGCTTCTAAATGGGGCAGCATAGAAAACACTGAGGAGCCGATGGACGTGGCCGTGCCGATGACGCCTTTTTCCGTCGTGCTGAAGTTATGATGAAAATAAGACAGGCTCATCGCGCGGCTCCTCAATGTGGTTACTTCAAGTAGGCAAGCACGGCACCGGCGTGCAGCTTGATCTCGGTGAAGCTGCCCTCGATGGCGGTGCCGACCGGAAACGCATAGGCGCTGCCGCTGGTCGTGTTCGCCACGTTGGTCTGGTTGCCTGCGAGCGTGTGGAACTTGGTTGCGGCGTCGAGGCTTTGGACGGCGCTGAAGTTTCCGGTGACAGCCGTGGTGTCCGAGATGAGGCGGACGCCGTTGGCCCTGTTCGTTGTTCTGACGTTTGGGTTCATAGACTTAGTATTGGTTGACGCGGGCGGTCCACATGGAGGGCTGCCCCTGCTGGAAATAGTATTTGTCGCGCTGAGAAATCAGTTCGCTCTCTGCGAGCTGTTCCATGGCGAGTGCTTTGTCGGTCTGTCCGTCCTCTTGGAGCAAATCTGCACTCAGCATCAGGCCGACTGCTTTTGCGATGACGGCGGGCACTGTCGCGGAGAGATTGCTCGCGCTGTATTCGGTCGGACGCACGCGGTAGTTGACCCAGACGGTGGTTGGCAGGTCGGTGTCTTCGGGGAAGCGAATGGCATCTCCGAGGAGCGTATAGCCAATGGCGCGGGGCGCGGCGTGGGTTGCAGGGCTGTCTCTTAGGACGCCAAACACTTCTCCCATGGCGGTCTGGCCGGATTGCTCGTAGTCGATGTAATAGCCGTTCGTAGCATCGCCCTGCACGGTGCGGCTTTCGACGCGCATCAATTCCGGCCAATCCGCCCACTCCCAGCAGTCGGCGATGCGCTCGTTGGCGGCGGCGGTCATCATGGTTCTTGCGCCGGATGGGATGTTGGAGATATCCGAGCCGTCGTTGCCTGCGCGTTGCCATGCGCGGAGGAGGATGGATTGTAGAGTGACGGTGCGCATTAGCTGTTGAGTGCGTTCATGGCCGACTGGACGGCGGATTCAAAGGTGACGCTGGGATTCGGCCAGTCGTTACGCGGCGCCGGATTGGCGGCGAACATGGTGAGGATCTGCTGCAAGTAGGCTTCGACGGCGTCCAGCTCGGCGCAGGTTTTGCCTGCGGCGGTGAGGGACTGGCGCAGATACAAAAGTGTGGGCTGGCGGTCGCCTGCGAGGCCGACACTGCGGAGGTGTTCTTCGGCGGTGATCGGCTCGGCTTCCGGTGCCGGTGCGGGCGGAAGTGTGGCGAGGTCGATGTCGGCCAAGCGGACGGCGGATGTTCCGGTGGGCGGTTGCCACTTGGCGGTGTCGCCGTCCCAGAGGGCGACGTTGACGAGGTGCCCGTTGGCTTGATCGAGGATGGCGTATTGCTCGGTCATTAGAAGTAAGTGGTTATGACGACGATGCCGTTGGCTCCGTCGCCGCCTTTGCCCTCGCCTCCGGCGTCGTTGTCGCAGGCGCTGCCGCCGCCGCCGCCACCGCCGTAGAGTCCGCCGTTGCCGCCGTTGTTGGCTTGGCCGCCGGTGCCGGGTGATCCGCCGCCACCGCCGGTGCCGAGGTAGCCGCCGATCCATGTTGCTCCGGCATTGCCTGCGGCGTTGGCAACAAACGTGCCGCCTGCGGTAGACGTGACGTTTCCAACCGCGCCGCCGTTAGCGCCGTTGTAATAAGTCGTGGCCTGCTTGCCGCCGCCTCCTCCTCCACCAGCGGCGGTTCCTGTCGCCGTAGCGGCGGCTGTCGCGTTGGCAGTGAAACCTCCGGCGCTGCTTGCGCCGCGGCCTACAGCGGTTGCATAATAGAGACCTAAACCCGAAGATGCGCCTTGACCTGTTCCGCCTGCGCTGCCGGAACCTGCCGCGCCGCCGCTTGGGCCAGTAGACGTAATTGCCCCAAAGCTGCTTGCGCCGCCTCCGCCTCCGGCGCTGCCGCTGGAGTTGTTGGGGCGATTTCCAGCGCCACCGCCGCCACCAGCCCCGACTGTGACTGTTACAGTGTTGTCGAGTGCTGCTGCGTCAATCCAACCAACACTGACTGAACCGCCGGCGCCGCCGCCGCCGCCGCCGCCGTTGTTGGCCGTGGTGTCGCGGCGACCTGATCCGCCGCCGCCGCCGCCGGCAACGATGAAGTAGTGGACGAGCTTGGCTCCGGCGGGTTTTGTCCAAGTGTCGTTGGCGGTGTAGATGCGGGTGTCTACGAGCTGGGATGTGAGGGCGATGGTGCCTGCCGCGTTGGGCCAAGTGAGCACGCGGTTCTGGCCTGCGGTGATGTTGCCGAGGTTGAATTGTCCGGTGCGGGTTGTTGAAGCCTCGTCATACAGGAGGAAGACGGAGTCGGAGAAAACGTCACCGAGCGTGCCGCCGTAGGTGTAGTCAGCATCGCGGGAGACGCCAGCGGTGGCGCTTCGATAGTAGATGCCCGCAGGCTTGTTGAACGGCCATATTCCCGAGCTGCTGCGCACTAGCCATGCGCTGTTGAGCGAGGCCGTTCCGTCGAGCGGGAGGTCTGCGTAGGCGGCTACCTCGCCATCGATATACGACGATCCGCCGCCGCCCGATCCTTTTTGATCGAACGTGCCGCTGAAGGGGTTAAACGTCCAAGGCATGGTAAAAGAGACTAAGAGACTAAGAGACTAAAAGACTAAGAGCGGGTGACGGCAGCGAGGTCCGCGTCGTTGGTGGTCGGCGGATTGGTCGTGTAGGAAAAGGTCAGCGTGGCGACTGTTTGGCCGGTGCTGCCGCCTTCTTTGTAGGTGACGGTCTGGATGTTGTTCGTGGAGCCGTAATACGAGATGCTGAGATAGTCGTGCTGCGGGATATTTAATCCGGCGACATTCCTGACGTTAATGTTGGGGTGCATGGGATGGGGAAGTTGGCAGTAGTCAGTTGGCAGTTGGCAGCAGGAGCATTAAGCGGAAGGAGCGGCGGTCATGCTGAGTTGCTGGTCTTGGGCCAGCTTTTGCAGCGCGGGCTGGGCGCCGGTGCGGCCGATGACTGCGTTTTGCTGTTGTTGGAGCTGGAATTGGAAGGCTTGTGCGCGGGCGTCGATCATCTTGCGGAAGATTTCGTCCTGCTGGTAGCGCTGCTGGACGGCGGGGTTGGACTGAATGATCGTCTGCAAGGTTTGCAGGCGGACTTGGGCGTTTTGTCCGCCTTCTTTGAGCGGGGGTTCGGTGCCTGCGGCGATTTTTGCGAAGGCGGTTTGTTCGTCTTCTTGCTCGGCTGCGGTGGCGGCGCCGATGTCTTGCACCAAGAGGCCGGCCAAGTTCGGGTCAACGGCTTGGAACATGTATTTCACAAGGCCGGCGCGGTCGATGACGCCAAAGCTGTCGAGCGGGACGAGCACTTTGGCCAAGTAGTCGAGCTTTGCGCCAAGCGCTTCGTTGTCGAGGAGGCGCGCGTCAAACTCAGCGGTAATGTCGAAGCGGCCCCGGATGTCTTGGGGCGATGCGTTGAATGCCAACTGGGCATTGCCGGTGATGCGCGCGACCTCCTCGGGAGTCATATACTGTTGCGCCAGCGCCATGGTCTGCGCGATGCAGAGCTTCATGTCGATGAGCCAAGAGTCGATTAGCTCCTGCGTGTGGAGCATGTAGCGCTGCTGCGGGACGGCATCGCTGATGCGGCCAAAGTAATTGTCCACGTCCGCGCGGGTGGCGGCTTCCACTTCGATGCTGCCCATGTCGGGGCGAGGGGGATTCATCCACTCGATCTCGCCGGGGCGGCGTTCGGGGATCTGCATGCCGGGGCCGAGGACGAGGTCAAACTTGCCCCGGTTGGCCGGCACCTTGACGGGCGGAAGGATGCTGATGCTGGCCCTGTCGGAGCGGAAGTCGCGCTGGATCTTGATTTCTTCCTGCGCGGTCTGCACCAGCTCGGGGATGCCACGGCTCTCTAGCAGAGGGCGGGTGGCGCGCTCGCGGGGGAGTTCGATGAAAGGGTATTGCCCGTGCGCGTAGGGCAGCAGCTCATGCACGGCGACCTTGTCGGTGACATGGTAGCTAACCACGGAGCGGGTGACGCGGATGGCGTTGGTCTTGGGATCGTTCTCCTTGCGGTAGACATGCCATATTTCGCACATGTCGCGCAGTTGCTCGTAGAGGAACTGATCGGTGCGGTGGATGTTGAGCGAGATGCGCTTGAGCTGGCCCTTGTGCTGCGAGGCGGCTTCGATCCATTCCTCGTCCCAGCCCTCGACTGCGCCGCGCTCGCGCAACTCCACTTCAGTG